TGATCCTGCCGGTCGACGACCCGTTCTGGCAGACCTGGTATCCACCCAACGGCTGGAACTGCCGCTGCTGGGTGCGCCAGCTCACCCGGCGCCAGGCCGAGGCCCGCGGGATCAGCCCCAGCCCCGAGGTGGCCACCGTCGAGCGCGTCAACCGCCGCACCGGCGAGGTCCGCCAGGTGCCCGTCGGCATCGACCCGGGATGGGAGCGCAACCCCGGCGCGCTCAGGCAACAGGCGATGGAGCGTCTGCTCGAGGATCGGTTGACGGCCGTGCCCGAGGCGGTCGCACGCGCCGCCACACGCGACATCGCGACGAGCTGGCGCGCGGAGCGCCTGCTGGCGGGCACCGCGACCGGGACGGTGCCCGTGGCCGTGCTTTCGCCGGAACTGTCCCAGGCGGTCGGGTCCGGCACGCGCGTGGTCCAGCTGCGCGATGACGTCGCCGCAAAGCTGCGCCGGAAGCACCCGGAGGTTGACGTCTCGACGCTGGGTGCGATGGCCGACGCGATCTATGAGGGCCCTGCGGCAATCGAACGCGAAGGGGGGCGGACCAGCCTGCACGTCTACAGTCCGGGGGCGTTTCCGGTTCGGATGGTCATCAAGGTTCTGCCCGACGCGAATGAGCTCTGGATCAGCACGCTGCACGCGGCACGCCCGGCGCAATGGCGCTCGCTTCTGCGCCGCCCGGGCGTTCGTGTCATTCGTGCGGGGGAAGGCGAGTAACGCTTGGAAGGTCGGCACCCCTTCGCGGCACATACGACCGGCTGTCCGTGGCTCAAGCGTGTCAGTAATATGCGCCCCGGCACGCCGTTCTTCAACCCTTTGCCCCGCAATGCTGCCGCAGAGCGCCGTTAAAGGGTCTTTTAAGGGCCATGTCCGGTTTCCATGGCCCGTTTACCGCCACGGGCACAAAGGCGGCTCAGCGCGGCGCTGAGCGGCTCGCCCTCCCCGCAAGCCGTTGTGCGTATTTCCGGGGCGTCCGATAGGCGACTGTCGGAGCATGACGCACAGCCCTGCTTTCCTCGCCGCCCTGCCGCTCGCCCTCAACTCCGAGGGTCCCGCTGGCGCGCCCGATTGGGTTCAGCTGACGCCCGCTGGCCCGCACCTGCCGGGCATCGACGGTCGCGCCTGGACGATGGCCGACCCCGAGGCGGTGATCGCCGCCTGCCGCGCCATTCGTGGTGGCACAATCGAGATCCCCGTCGATTTCGAACACGCGACCCAAGTCAAGGGCGCGAAGGGCGAACCCGCCCCTGCAGTCGGCTGGATCCGCGAGATGGAAGCGCGCAACGGCGCGATCTGGGGCCGCGTCGAATGGACCGATGCCGGGCGCGACGCGGTGGCGAGCCGCGCTTATCGCTTCCTGTCTCCGACTTTCGACTTCAACCGGCTGACCGGCGCGATGCGCCGGATCGTTTCCGCCGGTCTGACGAATGTCCCGAATTTCACGATGCCTGCGATGAACCGTTCCCAAGAGGAGAACCCGATGGACCCCGAAGTCCTCAAAGCCCTGGGGCTCGCCCCCGATGCTGGCCCCGCGGCTGCGGTGTCGGCGATCAACGCGCTGAAATCCGCCGAGGCGACCGCGCTGAACCGCGCCGAAACCCCTGACCCCGACAAATGGGTGCCGAAAGCCGATTACGAATTGGCGACGAACCGCCTGACCGATCTGGAAGCCGAGGCCAAGACCCGCGCCGAAGCCGAGATCGTGGCCGAGGTCGATGCCGCGGTTGCGGCCGGCAAGATCGCGCCCGCGTCGAAGGACTATCACCTGGCATCCTGTCGCGCCGAAGGCGGGCTGGAACGGTTCCGCACGATGATCGCAGGCGCCCCGGTGATCGCCGGCAAGACCACCGCCAAGGCCGACCCCGCCCCGACCCCCGGCAAACTCAGCGCCGACGAGCTGGCGGTGTGCCGCCAGATGGGCATGTCGCCCGAGGATTTCGCGGCCGCGAAGGCCGCCGAGCAGGAGTAACCCCCGATGGCCCTCATCACCGCCGCCATTTTGCAGGCCCTGAACACCGGCCTGCGCAAGAACTTCCAGGACGGGCGCAACTCGAGGCGCGACACCGTCTTCTACACCGAGGTCGCGACCACCGTGCCCTCGACCACCGCGTCGAACACCTATGGCTGGCTGGGCGATTTCCCCCGCCTGCGCGAATGGGTCGGCGACCGTGTCATCAAGGACATGAAGGAACAGGGCTACGAGATCACGAACAAGCTCTACGAGGCGACGCTCGGGATCCAGCGCACCCAGATCGAGGACGACCAGTTCGGTCATTACTCGCCCATTGCCATGAGCATGGGGCAGGAAGCGACGCAGCACCCTGATGTGCTGATCAACGACCTGATCGCCGGCGGGTTCGCCGGCACCTGCTACGACGGGCAGTACTTCTTCGACACCGACCACCCGGTCTACGCGAACCCTGACGGCACGGGTGCGGTTTCGACCGTGTCGAACTTCGTCGATGGGGTGGGCGCGCCTTGGTATCTGCTCGACACGCGCAAGGCGCTGCGGCCCTTCATCTTCCAGGAGCGCACCAAGCCCGAGCTGGAGATGAAGTTCGATCCCAGCACCTCGGACACGGTCTTCACCAAGGACCTCTACCAGTGGGGCATCCGCTATCGCTGCGCCGTGGGTTACGGGTTCTGGCAGATGGCACGCGCGTCGAAGGCTGCGCTCAGCGCCGCCAACTTCGAAGCGGGCCGCACCGCGATGCGCCAGGTCAAAGGCGACGGCGGGCGTCCGCTGGGGATCGTGCCGAATATCCTCCTGGTCCCGCCCTCGCTCGAAGCCGCCGCGCGTTCGATCGTCGAAACGCAGTTCCTGGCGGGCGGCGGGTCGAACCCCAACTTCAACACGGCCAAGGTGGTCGTCAATCCGTGGGCTGAATGATGACCAAGCTTCTCAAAATCGCTGCCGTCTCTGCCAACGGGTTCTTCCGCGCCGGTCGGTTCTGGTCACACGCCGGCACGCTGGTCGATCCCGAAACCCTGGGCACGGGCGTGCTGGAACGCCTGCGCGCCGAGCGCAACCTGCACATCACCGAGGCCTCGACCGACGAGGCCGAGGCGGCTCAGGCCGAGCAACTGCGCGACCAGGTCAAAGGCGTGATCGGCACCCTCGATGCCGAGGAATTCGGTGAAGACGGCGCGCCCAAGGTTCCGGCCGTGCGCAGGGCGCTCAAGGGCGTCAATGGCATCACCGCCGCCCTCGTGGCCGAGGTCTGGGCCGAAATCAGCACCCCCGCCGACTGACCCCCGGCGGTCGGCCCCGGCGCGGCGGAGGGACAGCCGCCGCGCCCCTTTTCCAGATCCCGGGTTGGGAGACCTGCGGGCAGCGCGCGGAGTTGGGGCGGCCGCGACGTGAGAGTGAAAGCCCCTTAAACCGAGGTTCAAATGGCCTACGCGACGCAAGCTGACATCGTGACGCTCTACGGCGACGACGCGCTCCATGTCGCGGATCGCGACGGCGACGGGCTGGCCGACAGCGCCGCGGTGGCCCGCGCGCTAGACCATGCCTCGGCCGAGATCGACACCCACATCGCCGCGCGCTACGCCCTGCCGCTGGCCTCGACGCCCGCCATGCTGACCGCGTGGTGCGTCGACATCGCGCTCTATCGCCTCGCGCTGACCGCCGATGTCCTGTCCGAGGAACACCGCCGCCGCTATGACGATGCGCTTGCCGCGCTGCGCCGCGTCGCCGAGGGCAAGGCCGCGCTGGTCTTCCCCGCCGACCCGAACCCCGACCCCGAGGCCGAACCCGAGGACACGAGCCCGCGCCCGATCGTCGCGGGTGGCCCCGAGCGGCTCTTCAGCCGCGCGACCCTGAGGGACCTCTGATGTCGGGCGTGCAGATCGAAATCACCCTGCAAGGGATCGAGGCCACCGCCGCGCTGGGGCATGTCGCCTCTGCCGACCTCGACGAACTGGCCTACAACGTCGGTGCGCTCCTCGAAAGCAGCACCCAAGAGCGCATCGCCACCGAAAAGCGCGCGCCCGACGGCACGCCCTGGGCACCCTGGGCCGAGGCCACCGCCGCACAGCGCGGAGAGCACCAGTCGCTGCTGGTCCAGTCCAACGCGCTGTTGACCAGCGTCCAGAACTACACCGAGGGCTGGACGATCAAGATCGGCTCGAACCTCGTTTACGCCGCGATCCACCAGACCGGTGGCAAGGCCGGGCGCGGGCGCAAGGTCACGATCCCCGCGCGGCCCTATCTCGGGCTCAGCGCAGAGGACGAGCGCGACATCGAGGGCCTGATCGCCGATACCGTCTGGG